CGCACGAACTCACCCGATTGCCCTGGCCATACTACCTTCCGGGATGTGACATGTAGCTCAAGCCTGCTATGATCGACGATCACGCTCGGAATTCGGTACCGCAGCAGCGCAGCGTGGAGCGGCCTGCGTGCGATAGTGCAGCGGACGCTTAGGCAACAGGCCCTGCCGTTTCCCTCCCAGTGGTTCCTCCCTGGCTCCGAACGTATGCGGGGGGGCGCAGCGCGGCAGTTCGCTAGCGTGAGGCGGTTTCACCGGGGAAGCCAGGCGGAAGCCACCCAGCGAGGCGTATCCAGAATTTCATAGATATATCCGCGGCTTGCGGAATCACGATTTGGCCGGGGTGGATTCCCGGCAGGAAGCCAGGGAAGCCACCTTCGGGGAAGCCACCAGATTGGGAAGCCATCCCGAACTGCGGCCCTTGGCGATGGATGGCCGGGGCCGTGCTGCCACTGTCGGGACGCTGCAGGGCTCAAGCGTCAGACCCCCGGCTTCCTTTTCCAGAAGCCCCTCCAGCAGAGCCAGACGATCTTCGCCGAAGTTGCCGGACCGCGCGGTGAGGCCCCTGATGGCGCGCACGAAGAACTGGCGGAAGTCCTCGCGTTCCTCGCACCAGGCGAGGAGCTTCACCCCCTGCGGCGGATGCACTAGGGCCAGCGGCAAGACAGTGCCCGCGCCCGACAGGTCGGTGTAGCCGAACGGAGCGGGGCATCAGCGGCCCCGGCGACAAGAGCGGCAGCCTGAGGCACTTGATTAAATTAGATCGCCGAAGGAACCGTAAAATTTTGGCAACTCCGCATAAACTCCCCTTTCCCGGAGCGCATCGACGCGGCGAAATATCGTGTCGTTCCGGCTGGTCTTGAGCATCACCTCTTCAAGAATCGCTCCAGCGATCGGATCCCGTCTGGACACGACCAGCGCCATTGCATTAATGTTGCGCAAGATGTCATCACCGGGTCGGAAGCTGCCCATGCCAGGGAACCCCTCGCAGCGCCACCCATCGGAGGACATTTGGCCCTCCTTCTTTTGACACATAGTGCTTCGCTCCGCCTCGTACACCTTGATCATGTTTGCATACATGAAACCGACGGCACCGATCATTTTCTGGCCCTCGGTTTCCCCGCGATCATGGAAGGTCTGCAGAGCGGAAATCATCCAGCGGAGAGGTAGATGTTTGATCAGGAATTCGCGTTCACTCTTCCAGATCCTGTGGAAAAGGACGAGGGCTTTCTCAGTATGCGGCGTGTCTCGGCGCAGGTAGCTGATCGCCAGCGCGTGAACCAACAGCAGCTCGGGCTTGCCGTTGAGTTGGACCTTTAACTTCCTAAGGTGGTCAGCAAAGTCTCTGCGCAGGACCTTCGGCATCTCCTTCTCGCCGACGACGAGTGAAGTTTTCAGTATACCCAGTCGAACATCGGCCGGCGGCATGACATCCACAGCATCCGGCTGCTTAGGGAAGCGACGCGCGACAAACGAATGTAGGGAGGACAAATCCTTTGCCATCGCTTCCTAGTTCTCGTCGGGCGTCAGCTTCCGGCGCGTGGTCATTGCGGCTTCTGCAAGCCGCGTGAGGCCATATCGCTCAATGTATTCGAGCAGCGCAGCCTCGAGAAGGTTGATGCGATCGTCCTGATCAGCCCTCGAGTTTCCGTCCGCACCATCATCTGACATTCTTACCACTTCCCTCAGCAACTCTCCAAGTTAGCTTAGCTTATATTCAACGAAGGCTGCAAGAAATTCCGCTTTCGTGCCTTTGCGCCGGCAGGTCGATGGTGCTGCTCCCGACCCGAGCTTTGCATTTGGAAGCAGCACCCATCAGAAGGCGCCCTGCGAAAAGCTCCTGAATCCACGTCACTTTTCCGGTTGACAGAGCTGCCCCCCTTGACCTACCCCTTGATCATCGAAGAATTGCGCCCGGAGGAACCCCCTCGCGGGCGCTCTTCGTTTCCCCTCCCCACATCCCGAGCCCCATCCCATGGACCTCGTCTTCGCGCCGAGCCAGATCGAAACCTGGCCGATTGCCCGGCTGCGCCCCTATGCCCGCAATGCCAAGATGCATGGCGACGACCAGGTGGCGAAGATCGCCGCCAGCATGGCCAAGTTCGGCTGGACCGTCCCCTGCATGGTNGCCGACGATGGCGAACTGATCGCGGGCCATGGCCGGGTCTTGGCGGCCACCATGCTCGGGCTGACCGAGGTGCCGGTGATCCGGCTCAGCCATCTCGACGAGGCGGAACGCCGGGCCTACCGGATCGCCGACAACAAGCTGACGGAACTGGGCGAATGGGATGAGGCGCTGCTGCGCGACGAGATCGCGGGGCTCTTGGCCGAGGATTTCGACCTGACGCTCTTGGGCATCAGCGACGATGACCTGGACGCCTTGCTGCGGGATCCCGAGGCGCTGGGCGGCGATGGTCCGGTCGAGGGTGAGGACGATGTGCCCGAGTTGCCAGTCACGCCGGTGTCGGTGCCGGGCGACCTGTGGCAGCTGGGCGCGCATCGGCTGATCTGCGGCGACAGCACCCTGGCCGATGTGGTCGGGCGGTTGTTGGGTGATGTCCGCCCCCTGCTGATGGTGACCGACCCGCCCTACGGCGTGGAGTATGACCCCTCCTGGCGCAACGCCGCAGGAGCGGCAAAGACCAAACGCACCGGCAAGGTGCTGAACGACGACCGCGCCGACTGGCGCGAGGCATGGGCGCTGTTCCCGGGCGACGTGGCCTATGTCTGGCATGGCGCGCTGCACGCCGCGACCGTGGCCGAGAGCCTGGTGGCCGCTGGTTTCGCCATCCGGTCGCAGATCATCTGGGCCAAGGATCGGCTGGTCCTCAGCCGCGGCGACTATCACTGGCAGCACGAACCCTGCTGGTATGCGGTGCGCGCCAAGGGCAAGGGGCATTGGGCGGGGGACCGCAAGCAAACGACGCTGTGGCAGATCGCCAACCGCGATCAGGATGCCGAGACGTGGNAACCGTCACGGCACGCAGAAGCCGGTCGAGTGCATGCGCCGCCCGATCCTGAACAACTCCAGCCCCGGCCAGGCGGTNTNCGANCCCTTCATGGGATCCGGCACCACGCTGATCGCGGCCGAAACNACCGGNCGNGTNTGCTTCGGNNTNGANCTGAACCCNGCCTATGTCGANGTNGCCATNGAGCGCTGGCANNNGTTCACNNGTCNNGANGCGCTGTCTTGGCNGANACCGGCGAGANNTTTGCCGNCCTGAANGCCAANNGGCTNGCGGCATGAACGCGCCTCTCCTGCCCGGCCGGATCGAGCATTGGCCGCTGGCCCGGCTGCGCCCCTATGCCCGGAATGCCAAGACCCACGACGCCGACCAGGTGGCCAAGATCGCCGCCAGCATGGCCGAGTTCGGCTGGACCGTCCCCTGCCTCGTCGCCGCGGACGGCGAGCTGATCGCGGGCCATGGCCGCGTCCTTGCCGCCGCGCAACTCGGGCTGGCCGAGGTGCCGGTGATCGTGCTGGGCCATCTGACCGAGGCGCAGCGCCGAGCCTACCGGATCGCCGACAACAAGCTGACCGAACTGGGCGGGTGGGACGAGGCGCTGCTGCTCGAGGAATTGCGCGGGCTGATGGCCGAGGAGTTCGACCTCGGCCTGATCGGGATCCCCGAGGACGAGCTGGACGCGCTGCTGCACGACGCCGACGACCGAGCGCCCATCGACGATGAGGCGGCCGACACCATCCCCGAGGCCCCGGCCGATCCGATCACCCGCCCCGGCGACATCTGGGCACTGGGCGATCACCGGCTGATCTGCGGCGATGCCACCGACCCGTTCCTGGTGGCGCGGCTGATGGACGGGGCGCAGGCGTCACTCCTGTTCACCTCCCCGCCCTATGCCCAGCAGCGCGACTATGGCGCGGCGAAGGAGAAGGTCGGCGATTGGGATGCGCTGATGCAGGGCGTCTTCGCCGCGGCGCCGGTCACCGCCGATGCCCAGCTTCTGGTCAACCTCGGCCTTGTCCATCGCGATGGCGAGTGGATCCCGTATTGGGAAGGCTGGACCCTTTGGATGCGCGCGCAGGGCTGGCGGCGGTTCGGCTGGTATGTCTGGGACCAGGGGCCGGGCCTGCCGGGTGACTGGAACGGACGCCTCGCCCCATCGCACGAGTTCATCTTCCACTTCAACCGCCAGCCCCGGAAGCCGAACAAGACCGTCGAGAGCAAGCACGCGGGCGAAACCCTCGGCGGCGGTGGTCTGCGCGGGGCCGACGGCACGGTCCGTCGCAAGACCGGCTTCGGAAACGCGATCCAGAGCCATCGCATCCCCGACTCTGTGTTCCGCATCATGCGCCACAAGGGCGGGCTGCGCGCGGCCGGATCGCACCCGGCAGTGTTCCCGGTGGCGCTGGTAGAGGCGGTGCTGGAGGCTTTCACCGATCCCGGCGACCTGGTGTTCGAGCCCTTCTGCGGTTCGGGGACGCAGCTGATCGCCGCGGAACGCATCGGGCGGCGCTGCTGCGCGGTGGAGTTGGACCCGGTTTATTGTGACGTGGCGGTGCAGCGGTGGGAGATGGCGACGGGGCGGAAGGCCACAATTGCTTCGAATTGACGCCGCCCGGATCATCCACCAGTGTCGGCGGAGTAGCCAAGGCAGAGAGCGGACCTTCTTCTGCATCTGGCGGGATAAGGTCAATGAATGTGTAGGCGCACCGAGCTATGATTTTTAATATTGGCAAGGCGCTCAGCCTGCCGGACATCCACAACTCTGTCGCCAAGCGTGAAGGCGTGCTGAACCGCTTTGGGCCGCTCTTCCGCGATCCAACTCGCCTGACAAAGCAGGATTACCTCGACTTCCTTAGCTTCAAGCACAATCACCACTGGACAGGCCTCGAACGTCTCGGTCGACCCGCCGCGGAAAATATGCAGAACCTGCGCGGCGCCATAACCCTATTGGTAAACGAATCCCTGCCGCTGGCTGAGCGGTTTGACTCCGCAATTGCGCAGATTAACGGCGTCAGTTGGGCTACGCTCACGCCCATCCTTCTCATAGCCTACCCAGCCCGATATGGGGTCTGGAACGGTACCAGCGAGCCGGAGATGCGAGAGCGCGGACTGTGGCCTGCCTTCCCTCGTGGTGCCACCGCAGGCGAGAAGTATGAAGCGATCAATGCCGTGTTGGTCAACTTAGCACGCGTCCACGGCGTTGACCTGTGGACGCTTGACGCACTTTGGTGGGTCGGGAAGCTGGAAAGGCAAAACACCGGCCACTACAAGAACGATTGGTTCAAGGCCATATGGTCAATGGCGGACCAAGCCGAGAAAACTGCTCAGCAAGCGAACGGACAGACGGTGGACCGCATTCTCAAGAACAAGGACTTAAGGCTGTCCAAACAGGCGCTTATTGACCATCTGAACGAACTTCTGGAAGAATGCGACTTCCGTTGCGCCATCTCAGGGCTCGCGTTGCAGCCCAACGGCCCGGATGATCAACTTCGGCCTTCTTTAGACCGCATTGATAGTGGTGGCCACTACGAAGCCGGAAACTTGCAGGTGGTCGCTCGATTTATCAACTTCTGGAAACAGGCTACCCCAGACGCTGAATTTCGTCGTCAATTGGCATTGGTTCGTGGCGAATAGCGGCGAGCCCCTGCCAAACAGAAACGCAGACGACGTATGGCGACTGAAAACGGCTACGTGAACTGGCACCTACTCAGTTTCGACAATTCGNTTGTAGACCNTCCCCCTGCCNTCGACCTTNTCNGCGNNGATGGGCAGGCCCAGCTTCTTCTTCAGCGCNCCCGAGANCGAACCTCGAACCGTATGTGCTTGCCACGAAGTCGCCTCGACCATCTCGGCGATGGTNGCGCCCTCGGGGCGCTGGAGCATGGCGATGATCTGCGCCTGCTTGGTGCCTGCCCGGATGGCAACGGGTTTCGCGGTCCCCGCAGCCTCCGGCGTGGATGCCGATTCCGGCTTCGCCTTCCGCGCGCCGGCGACGGCGCTGGCCACCACCGGCTCGATGCCGTTGGCCTTGAGGCCCGCTTCGGTGGCGATCAGCGTGGTGCCGTGGCCGTCGCCGGTCTCTCGCCACATGGGCTCGCCGCGGCGCAAGTTCGCCTCGACCTCCTCGAGCCAGCCGCGGGCGAGCATCTTGCCGACGACGGTCCTGGCTGCCGCCCCGGCCAACCCCTCGGGCAGCGGCAGGGCGAGGGTCCCCGGCCGGGTGGCGGCGCGGGAGAGGATCAGGGACTGGGTGTGGGATGGGATGGTCATCGGGGCCTCCGTGGCTTTGGGCGCGCGGTGTGCGCGCCTTCTACGGAGGCAAGCCCCGTCGTCGGGACGGGGCGGCCTCGCGCGGGTGGCCGTGTCAGGCGGCGTTCCGGACGGGGCGATCAGATCAGCCGCATCTCGGCCAGCGCGCGGCTGGCGGCGCCCAGATGGGCGGTGGGGAGTTCGATCTTCAGATGCGAGAGGACATCGGACGCCTCCGCCGGGATCCCGCTCTCGCGCAGCGCCTGTTCGATGACCTCGGCGATGGCGTCCGGGCGGCTCAGATCGAAGCCCTCGGGAAGGGCGGCATAGTCGATGCGGATGGTGGTCGTGGTCATGGTGAAGCCCTCCTGAGGTCGGCGCGATGCGGCCTGTCGATGGGGAACAGACTCGCTCCGGAGGGGCCGACAATCAACCGGAATGATCGTTCTTTCACGTTTATTGTCAATATCTTGACGGGCTTCACAGCGCCATGAAGGGCATGAGCGAACGCGAGTACGCGGCCCATTCCGGCCTGTCCCGCGGCGGGGTGCAGAAGGCGCGCAAGAACGGGCGGCTGGTGGTCCATGACGACGGCTCGATCAACGCCGCAGCCTCGGATGCGCGGCGGGCCGAGATGACGGACCCCGACCAGCAGCGCCGCAGCTTGGGTGGGGACGGGTTCGGCGGCATCCTGTTCGAGGAATACTCGGGCACCGTCACCCTCTCGACCAAGGCCACCGAACGGCTGGTCCCGGCGAACGAGGGCATCGCCTTCCCCTTGGGCACCATGGACACCTTCACCACCTATGGCGGCCCGGCGAACCTCCTGGAAACCGCCAACACCATCGGCCTGCCGCTCTATGCCCGCCAGCACCTCGACGAGAAGGGCCGCTGGATCGACGTGATGACCGAGGCCTCGATCCTGCCGGTGAACAAGCGGCCGCGGCTGGCGATCCGCCTGCACACGTCGAACTGAAGCCAAGCGGATACCGTCATGTCCGTCTTCGCCGCCGCCATGGACCGCATCTATGCGAACGCCTCCATGGCGGCCCCGGCCCTCTGGATCTCCGCCACCACCTCCGAGGAACGCCCGATCCGCGTCATCCGCCGCGCGCCCGACCGCGTCACCGACTTCGGCGCGGGCCGCTTCGTCAGCGACACCATGATGGTCGACGTCCGCGTGGCCGATCTCCCCGCGCCGCGGCCGGGCGACGTGATCGTCATCGGCGCCGACAGCTTCGTGATCCAGGGAGAGCCGCTGCGCGACCGTGAACGGCTGATCTGGACCCTCGATCTGAGGCCAGCGTGACCCGCCATGAAACTGAAGCTCACCATCGATCCTGACATCGCCGCCCTGATGCAGGCCGAAATCCGCGCAGGCGAAAAGGCCGTCACCACCGCCATGCGCGAGGCGGGCGCGGGCCTCAAATCCGCCTGGCGCGGCCAGATCGCCGGCGCGGGGCTGGGCACCCGGCGTCCGGCAACTCGATCCGGCTGGCCACCTATCCCAAGGGCGGCGAGAGCCTGAACGCCGCGGCGCTGGTCTGGTCAAACGCTCCGGTGATCGTCGGCGCGCATGACGCAGGACCGCTGATCCGGTCGCGCAGCGGGTTCTGGCTGGCGATCCCCACCCCGGCCGCAGGCAAATCCACCCGCGGCGGCCGGATCACCCCCGGCGAATGGGAACGTCGCACGGGGCTGCGGCTTCGGTTCATCTATCGCCGTCGCGGGCCAAGCCTGCTGGTCGCGGAGGGGCGGCTCAACAGCAAAGGGCGCGCGGTGGCGTCACGATCGAAGACCGGCCGCGGGTTGACCACCGTGCCGATCTTCCTTCTCGTGCCGCAGGTCAAACTGCAAAAGCGGCTGGATCTGGCGCGGGATGCGGAGCGGGCGGTGGACGAAGTGCCGGGTCGGATCGTGGCGGGTTGGGTTGATACGAGGCGCTAAGTGGAGGATGCTGATCTTCAGTAAAGTAGCAACCACCATGAACAGGCTAGCTTGGTACAAGCATTTCTGTTGCTCCCAGCGAGAGCGTCGCTACAACCTAAAATGATGAACCAACACACGCCCATGCACGAGTTCGTTGGAGTTGGCCTTTACTCTGTGGCCGACGCAGCGCAGCTCCTGAAGGCACCACCGCGTACCCTGCGGCGGTGGCTTGATGGGTATGACTACAAGAAGGATGACGAAGTCCGGCATGTTGCGCCGCTGTGGAAGCCAGATATCCCCAAGTTCGACGATGAGATCGAACTGAGCTTTCGCGACCTGATTGAGCTTCGATTTGTGCGGGCCTTCCTCGAAAATGGGATCGGGCTGAAGGCGGTTCGGAACTGTCTTGACTACGCTCGGCAATGCATCCAGACGGATCGCCCCTTTTCATCTGGTCGTTTCCGGACCGATGGACGCACCATCTTCCTCGAGAGCCTTGAGGCCGCGGGCGAGCCTAAGTTGCTTGATCTCAAGGCCAAGCAGTATGTCTTCAAGCAGATAGTCGCGCAGAGCTTCAAGGATCTGGATCTTGAAGGCGACCTCGTAAGGCGTTGGCGGCCGTTTCGGGGCAAGGACAGCATTGTCGTCGACCCCATGCGCTCTTTCGGTCAGCCAGTCGCATCCGCCTCCGGCGTACCAACGATTGTGCTGGCAGAAGCGGTCAAGGCCGAAGGTTCGCTGGCTCGCGTGGCTGCGATGTATGAAGTCAAAAAGTCGGTGGTCCAGGATGCCGTCAGATTCCATGAGGAGCTGATGGCCGCTTGAAGGTGATGGTCGATGAAAACCTCCCTGTGGCCATGGCGAAAGCGCTCGCAGCCCTTTTCGCTGGAAAACACGAAGTCGTGCATCTGAGAGAAAAGTTCGGCCCCGCGTTCAAGGATACCGAGTGGATCGGGGCTTTGAACGCCGAAGGCCACTGGGTCATCATCTCAGGAGACCGCCGGATTGCGAAGAACAAGGCTGAGCAGCAGGCGTTCAAGAGTTCGAAGCTGGTAGGGTTCTTCCTCGCGTCTGGGCTGCAGAAGGCCAAACTGACGAAGCAGATGGAACGCCTGATGGCGCTTTGGGAAACCATAGAAACGCAAGCCGATCTGGTCGGTGGCGGCGCCATGTTCGAAATCCCGATGAAAAGCAGCAAGCTCAACCAGATCTGACTACCTGGTCTTCACGCCGCAAAACGCGCGCCACCCTGTGCTTCGGAGGCATCGCGACCATCGGCTCTTTCCGTTGGAACAGACCAAAGATGCCCACCACCCGCGAACTCGTCCTCGCCGCGCTGAATGCGCGGCTGCAGCCGCTTGCCGCCCTTGTGCTGCGCGATGAAGTGCTGCCGGAGCGGATCCCTGCGGCAGGGCTGATCATCCTGCGCGACGGCCAGCCGGGCGAGCCGGAGGTGACGCTTTCGCCGCTGCGTTATCACTACCAGCACCGGGCCGAACTGGAGGTCGTCGTCCAGGCGGGCGCCGGCCGGGCCAGCGCCTTCGACAGTCTGATCGCCGCCATCGGCACGGCGCTGGAAGCCGACCGCACGCTCGGCGGCCTCTGCGACTGGGTCGAACCCGAAGCCCCGGCCTCGGTCGATCTGCCCATCGAGGGCGCTGCGGCGCTGAAGGCGGCGGTGATCACGGTCGAGCTGCACTATTCCACTTCGAGCCCGCTGGCCTGATGGCTATGCCAAGGGACGGATCCTCCGCACGAAGGCAGAGGGGTGATCAGCCGGGGCTCCATCAGGCCCGACGGTTCGGGGCGCCGCCCAGCAACCACAGGAGAAAGATCGCCAGAAAGGGCGAGAAGAGAATGCTCACAACGACCCAGCCAAGCGAACTGCGCTCCCTCGCCTCCGCCATTCGGGCGGGAAGCAGAATGAACAGCCAAAGGGAAAAGTAGAGGGCTGCCAGGCCGACTAACAGGGCGACGAGACCATCCATTACATCGGACCCTTGCCTTGGATGTCAGCTTCTCAGCAGGTGCCGTAATAGCCTCGCGAATACCGGCAGTATTCGGTGGCAGCACCTGAGCGGATCATCTCGGCTGCGATGTCGCGCCCATCCGGCAGGAAACACTGTCCGACAAGACGTCCGTACCGATCGATGTCCAGAACGTTGCACCTCAGGGTCTTGCCGGAGATCAGGCTCCGCAGCGTGGCGGTTGCGCCAGAACCGCCTCGCTGGTCCCACTCCGGCGCATCGAGCCCCCAGACACGGATCCGACGCGACTCGCCACTCAGGGTGAATGTGTCGCCATCGACGATCTTGCTGACCCGCGCCTCCAGCGCGCCTGACTGCTGCGCTTGCGCGTCAGGCTCGCTGACGAGGGCCGCCGCGATGACGAGTGCCACCAATGGAAATGCCGCACGACGCAACGGACGCGTAACGCGGCGAATGACAAATCGTCCGATCATTTGCGCAGATGACCCGATTATCGGCCCCGCTGCAAGACATCCACCGACTGTTCAAAGAAGAAAGGGACCCCTTCCATGGCACGAGCCCAGGGGGCGCGGGCGCTGATGGCGCTTGCGTTCGAGACGACCTATGGAACGCCGCCCGCCAGCGGCTTCACCC